GCCTCTATCCAAGGGCGGCATCTCTCTAGCTCCTTATCCATGAAGCCTCACCATAGATATAGTTGCTGACGGCGTAGCGGGCGCAAATGCAGTTGCGGCCACTGCTTCCAAATAGCCGCTTATGCTGTTAGTTGCCCACATGACCTCTATGTAATCTCCTGCGGAAAGTTGCAGTATCGCTGACTTTGTAACGACAAGAGTTGATCCATTTTGGTGCAACGTGTTTTCCATTGCAGATTTGGGAACATCTGTGCCATTAATTCTAACCCAAAACCACATCCTAACAGTTGAGGCAGATGTTGAGGCCATTTGCATTGAATAGGTCACAGAATATTGCCCAGCCTCGTCAACGACCAAACGCGAAGCTGGCGTGCCGTTCGTTATTCCTTTAGCCAAATCTTCAGTAAACGTCAGCGCATATGCAGTATTTATTGATGCCGCCGTTTGATCTGTGCTGATAGTGCCATCGTAATGTCCATCTTCCAGAACAACTTGCCGCCACTCGCCATCCTTGGACACAACTGGATACTTGTTTTCACGATCCCACAGAATAACGCCATCCTCAGAGGCAGAGCTATATTGATCCTTGGCGTCTAGCTGATTGAGAGCTTTACCAAGAAACTTACGGATATTCTCTGCCCAAGCCCGTGCATCCTCTGTAAATGGTGGGACAATTCTCATCTACGCCCACCTTGCCGCGCGTCTACCCGCATAATGCCCACACGCCAATCCGCATCCTCAGCGCCCTCAACGCGCATACGCACCTGACGGCCTTGGAAGCGTACAGACGTGGGGTTGCTCATAGTAAACGGCCCGTACTCGCGTTCTTCAGCATTGGGGTAGTAGCGGGTTTTAAACTTAGCGTTTACGTCACCCTGCGTTTTTTCATCAGGAATAAGCTCAACAACATTCATTATGTTATCACCCGCGCCAATGGCAATCGGGCCTGTTTCGGCAAATGGTGTAGAGCTATCGTAGTTATAGCCAATCTCATGCTCGTACAGTGTCCCGTCACTGGCGATAAACATGGGATAGCGGAATACGCCACGGTCAACACCCGCAGTGCGATCCATCGCGCCTGTCATCCAGATGTTTTCTGCGTAATCATACGCAACGTAGCGGTCACATTCTAAGCTGTTTGCGCTAGGATAGAACCACCAGATTTCGTTCCATGCAGAGTTTACAACAGAGCTTACCTTGCTAATTTGGTCTTTGTTCATATCAGAGAAAACATAATCTCCGACCTCGCATGGGATTTCCGTAACGCGACCACCTGAGTAAGCGTAGAAGCTACGGCGGCCCATCCAGAAAACACCCGCATCAACTGATGCGACTGCTTTTGCCCCCACCAATCCGCAAGACGTACCCACGCGCTCAAAACCGTACACAAAGGGTGGGCCTTGGTATGTCATTGTATGCGCATCTTCAGTCGTAAGAATAAGCGACTGACCTCGCGTCCTGATCCCCGCAAGAATAACGCCGTTTGTCTGTAGCTCAATATCACCAGCTTGGTTTGTTGCTGCTGGCGTCCAAGTTGTGTTGTCCTCTTGGTCACTCCATTGGACTTTGCGACTAACACCGCCTGCGCCAAAACACGCAACAAAGCGTTCTTCTGTAACCATGAAGCCCGAACAATCCGTTGGCGCGTTGCTTACTTGCACCGCATTATTGGAAGTGTTCAAGTCCCACTCGTACAACTTCCCATCGTCTGGCGACATGGCAAGCAAATACTCTCCCCAGTTGTCTAATGACCAGACTGTAGCTGGGATGATTTGCCCAGCGTCAGCGCGAGGTAGCCCGTATTCTTCTTTTCCGTAAAAACTGCCACCGAAACCTGTATTGATGCCAGCGTCAATCAAGCCTTGCGTAAATGCGGCTGGAGTAATGTCGGTTACATCCCCGCCAGCATTGATTGCATATAGGTATTCGTCTGTGCCAGCGGCAATGTGGCGATTGCTTGAGTTGTCCTCCCAAGCGATGATTGAACGCGCTAGTCCACCAATATCAACTTCTTGACGCTGCCGCCAGCCGCCTACTGGACGCAATACGTCATCGTGCCAGCGCACTAGGTTGATGTCACGCCAGCGGCCTTGCGCCATATAGTCAGTACCGTTGCGATACTGACCCCGTGGAATTTGCAGTGGGATGAGTGGCATGGCTATACCCTTACGGTTTTACAGGCCAATCCCCATCAGCAAGATTAGGCCAATTACTATGTGTAGTTATATCACGAAGTGCTTGACGATAGCTAGTCATGGCTGCATCCATCGTTACATCGGTCAACGCAAAGTAGTCTGTCTCAGCCAACAACTCATTCCGCTTCTTGCGATTAGCTTCCGCAGTAGTTGCATCGTTAGCTGTAATTTCATCCGCTGTTAGATCAACCACAGTGCGTGTCAGCACCCAGTCATTGCCATAGATAGGCGTACCCACTAGATCAGTGTTGACCTCATTTGTGATAGGATCAGTCGCATCTGCTTCTGTCATCAGGCGCACAACATTGCGTGTTGGTGTTGTAGCTGTTACGACCTTTTGTGTCAGCGGGTCATAGTCTGGCATTGCTTCTGTTGTGACAGGGCGCATACCATAACGACGCATGATCTCCAGTGGGATATTGCGTGGGAATGATACGTTTGGATTGTCACGGCGTAGCTGGCCCGTTGAATACGGATACTTGGCTACTGCCCCGTTTGTGATCTTAACGTACATGTTGTGTTCTCCTTTGGTTAAGCGGTGGTGTATTGATAGACATTAGAAAATGGCGATGATCCTGTCCCAATAACATATAAGTTTGAACCATCACTGCTAAATGTAGAGCCTTGAATTACACTGTTTTCACCATTAAAATTAAAACTTACATTATCATAAGAAGCGGTTGAAACATCAAAGCCTGTTGTTAGTGTGTATTGATATATATTATCGTTTGTTCTTCCAGTGATGTACATTTTTGTGCCATCTGGTGAAAAAGATACGGATTGTGGAAGTGCATCCTGAGAAGAAACACTAAATGAATTAATTATACCTGATTTACTAGAAATATCCCATGCGGTAGAAAGTGTGTACTCATCTACATTATCATCAGTAGTTTGAACTGTGAACATTTTTGTGCCATCTGGGCTAAACCATAAACCTTCTGGATCAGTGCTTTGTGTGGACGAATACTGGGAAAGACTAGCCGTGCTAATATCCCAAGCAGTACTTAAATCCCATTCATATATGTTGTCAAAATCTATACCAGCAATATACATTTTTGTACCGTCAGGCTTAAAGAAAACGCTCCTTGCCTCCCCCTCAAATGGGGAATCATTACCGTAATTTTTTGACTGATTAAAAGATGCGGTTGATAAATCCCATGCAGTGCTAAGATCATATTGATGAACGCTGTTACTACCACCCCCAATTAAATACATTATGGTTCCATCAGGCTTAAAGAATAATTCCTCTGGAGTAGCCTCTTGCCCATTTGTTGCGATTACACTAACTGCGGACGCCACACTAAGATCAGCCAACCAAGGCGTACCCCCAGCACCACTACCCAAGCCCATCATCATTGCTAAGTTGCTCATGCTACTGCATCTCCTGCTTGCTTGGCGTAATACGTTGTGCCGCCATCAGTTGTTACGAATACATACACATCCTTTTCGCCAGCCGCTGGTGCATCTGGGGTTGTGGCTCCTGACCACTTGACTGACGCAGGGTAGGTTATTGTGGCTGGTGTAGTTGTGCCTGTGCTGTATTGGAAAACATCATCTTCTGCCTGACCAACAATATACATTTTAGTACCATCTGGCTTAAAATCTAACCCACGGATCGCACCTTCTTGTGCAGAGTTGTCAAACTCCACAAAACCTGTTGTGGTTAATGATGTTATGTCCCATGCTGTAGTTAGGTCTAATTTAAATATTTTATCTACGTTTAGACCGCAAGTGAACAAGTTTAATCCATCAGGTGTAATGTATAAACCTTCTGGCTCTACTTCACCAGTAGCCGTTATAGATGTTGATGCGCCTGTATGTGATGCTGTGCTAATATCCCATGCAGTAGATAAAGTGAATTGGTCAAAGTTACTACCTGACCCACCACCAATATAAACTTCAGTTCCATCACTTTTAAAAAACACACAAAGAGGGTTGTTTTGATAAACATTAACAAACAATGATTTACTATCATAAGATATAGAACTTATGTCCCAAGCTGTACTTAAAGAATATTGATAGATATATATTGAACTTCTATCTACAACATAAACTTTTGTTCCGTCTGGCTTGAATGCTAAACCGCTTGGTCCTGCTGCTTGAGTAGAAACACTACCAGTGGCAGTGTAACTAGCACTACTAACATCCCATGCAGTTGATAATGAATATT